CTGATATTGTTTTAGGTGATTTATTTGAGATAGGCGAACATCGTTTACTTTGTGGGGATAGTACCGATAGCGATGCAGTTGAAAAGTTGATGAATGAAGAAAAAGCCGATATGGTATTTACAGACCCTCCTTATAAGTTGGAAACTGATGGTGGTTGGGATACTGCAAATAGACCTGAAATTGAGTTTATATCTAATTTTAAACCAAAGGATTTTTTACAAGTTCTTCCATTAATATTTCAAAAAAATAAATTAAATGCTTACATATTTTGTAATAAAGAATTATTGCCCGATTATTTAGTTTGGGCAAGAGATAGTGGATATTCTTTTAATGTTTTGATATGGAAAAAACCAAATGCAATCCCGATAGGAGATAGTCATAGACCAGATATTGAATATTTACTTTTATTTAGAAAATCAGCTATTTGGAATAATGGAATTAAAGATGTCAATTATTCAAGATGCTTGGAGTATGGAAGAGAAAGTGGATTACACCCGACAATGAAACCTATTGAATTAATTGCTAACGAAATGAAAATAAGTTCTAATGTTTCGAGCGTAGTTTTTGATTTCTTTCTTGGTTCAGGTTCTACAATGGTTGCTTCACACCAACTTAAACGCAAGTGCTATGGTATTGAATTAGACCCTAAATACTGCCAAGTAATTATAGACCGAATGCTAAAACTTGACCCAAGTTTAAAGGTGTTACGAAATGGTAAACCTTATGAAAAAGCATACTAAACTATATCTCAAATTCTTTGGTTTCGATGAAAGTGATTTTATACCTTGTGAGATATGTGGTAGTTTAGCAGTAGATATACATCACATAGAAGCAAGAGGAATGGGTGGAACAAAGATAGCCGATACGATAGATAATCTTATGGCATTATGTAGGGAACACCACATGGAATTTGGAGATAAGAAGCAACACAAAGATTATTTAAAAAATACCCACGATTTCTATATTCAATTACGCAAATTCGGTAAGTTATAATGGCAAAGAAAGGAACAAGCAACTCGGTTAAAATGGCTTCATTTGGTAAGCGTAAAATGGGCAAAGCAAAGAAGCATAAGAACAAACGTGAGGATGCCAAAAAGTATAGAGGTCAAGGTAGATGATTAATAGCGTTTTGAATGGCGATTGTTTGGAATTGATGAAAGATATTCCAAATGAAAGTATTGATATGATACTTTGTGATTTGCCTTATGGAACAACTTCTTGCAAGTGGGATACAATTATTCCATTTGATAAACTTTGGGAACAATATGAAAGGATTATTAAACCAAATGGAGCAATAGTGTTGACTGCTTCACAACCTTTCACGAGTGCTTTAGTAATGAGTAATATTAAAAATTTTAAATATTCTTTGGTTTGGAGTAAAAAAATGACAAGTGGATTTGCAAATGCAAAATATCAACCAATGAAATCACACGAAGATATTTTAATTTTTTGTAAAAATAAAACAATTTATAACCCACAAATGGTAAAAAGAACAGATAATGAATTAAAAAGATTATCACATAAATCAGTTAATACAACATCTTCCGAACATACAAAATCAATGATTGGAAAAAGTGGAAATAGATATGACAATATTTATAAATATCCAAATTCTATTATTGAAAAAATAGGAGTAATGAATAATGGAGGGGAAAAGTTGCCACATCCAACACAAAAGCCGATTTCATTGTTTGAGTATCTGATAAAAACTTATACTAATGAAGGCGATTTAGTTTTAGATAATTGTGCTGGAAGTGGAACAACTGCAATTGCTTGTTTAAACACAAATAGAAATTATATCTTAATGGAACAAGACAAACAATACTTTGATTTAATCAATAAGAGAATAAATGAAAGCAAAAATTTATTCACTAAATAATAGTGAGGTAATAGAGAAGTATGGCTAACAATCAAAATTTAAAACCATTCAAGAAAGGTGAAGTTGCAAACCCGAATGGCAGACCAAGAAAGTATGTATCGGAGTTAAGAGCTCAAGGGTATAGATTAAGCGAGGTAAACGATGCAATCCAAGTATTGATGTCAATGACCATTGATGAATTAAAAGAGGTTTATACCAACCCAAAGGCAACCGTATTGGAGAAGACCATTGCAAGTGCAATCAGAAAGTCAATCGAGAAAGGTAGCTTGTATTCTATCGAAACTTTATTGACAAGAGTATATGGCAAACCAAAAGAACAAATGGACTTGAATGCTTCGGGTGGTATGGAGATAAAGGTCGTATATAGCAATGGAAGTAACGATAGAACTGAATAACCCACACGAGGGGCAACGTGCAGTTTTAGAAAGCAATGCGAGGTTTAAGATTTTAATGTGTGGCCGTAGATGGGGAAAATCATTAATAAGCAAGAACATATCCATTACGGAAGCATTAGCTGGAAGGATCACTGGTTATGTTACACCAACCTATCATTTAGCAAAAGTATTCTTTGATGACATTGCAAAGATTATACCGAGTGAGATAGCACAAGCAAACAAATCTGATTTAACTTTCAAATTTATAACCGGTGGTGAGATACGTTTCTTTACTGGTGAACGCTTGGATAACTTTCGTGGTTTACGTTTGCATAATGTCATCATTGATGAGGCAGCATACATACCACATTTGCAAGATGCTTGGAACAATGCAATAAGACCAACACTAACCGATTTTGAAGGCAAGGCATTATTTATATCAACACCAAGAGGGAAAGATTTTTTTTACAATTTATATTTACGCAATTCGGGAGATTGGAAATCCTTTAAATACACAACTTATGATAATCCATTTATTAAGGTCAGCGAGATTGATGATGCTAAAAATTCGCTTCCAATGTCAGCGTTTGAGCAAGAGTTTATGGCAAATCCATCGGAAAATTCAGCCAATCCGTTTGGTATTGATTTTATTAGGCAAAACATTCAAACGCTATCCATTAACAACCCTATTTGTTATGGCATTGACCTTGCTAAATCTTATGATTATACTGTTATACTTGGGCTGGATGCTAATGGCACAGTTTGTAGCTTTGATAGGTTTCAGTCTGATTGGTCTACTACGAAAGCCAAAATACGAGGATTAGGCAATGTACCTAAATTGATTGATGCTACTGGTGTAGGTGATCCTATTGTTGAAGAGTTGCAACGTGAAGACTATTTGATTGAAGGTTTTAAATTCACATCTCAAAGCAAACAACAACTAATGGAGGGATTGGTTACTTCTATTCAGCAAGGAAATGTTAAATATCCCGATGGTATTATTGTAGATGAGTTGAGTATCTTTGAGTATATCTATACTGCCAATGGTGTTAAATATTCAGCACCAAATGGAATGCACGATGATTGCGTTTGTGCATTGGCATTGGCAAATAAGATATTTATGAAGTCGCAAAGTATGGGCAAGTACACATTGATATGAGAGATTTAGCATTCAAGTTTTTTGATGAGATGAAATCCGGGCAAGTTGTGGCCATAAAAGAGATAGCCAAGAAAAATCCCGAAGCATTTAAACAATACCTAAAAGATTACATTGACTTGGGTGGGCGTATAACCGTTTCAAACGATTGGAAAAAGTTTAGGAAGGATACCGATGAAAGAGATTTTAAATAGGGAACGTATGTTCCTTTTTTTATTTACTTATATTTTATAATATGAAGCATTGGGGTAATATAACTATTGATGAATACCAATACTTATATGGGATTATAAATGATGAAAAATTAAGTGATTCTGAAAAAGAATTACAATGTATTTCTAAACTATTTAATTTACCCAAAGATTATTTATTAAATATAGATTTTTATAAATACAATAAACTGCGTGAATCTATTAATTTTTTAAATGAAGATGTTGTTCCTTATGTGGATAAAATTGAATTATACATAAATGGAAATGAATATAAAATTGTAAACAATGCTAAAGATATTACATTTGGTCAATATGTAGATGTTACTACATTTATTGGATACGATGGTGGTATTATAGGTAATATGAATTTAATACTGGCTTCTTTGTGTGATTGCGAAATAAAACACAATGAATTGTCTAATATATTTTTAAATCAAAATTTTTATAAATCATTTGGGTTTATTCTTGTTTTTATAAAATCATACGATAGTTTAAATAAATCATACAAATCATTATTTAAAATTCAAGATGATACTGATGATATTGTTGATTTAAGTATTGAAAAAGATAACTCATTTAGTTCAAGATGGGGTTGGGTTTACAATGCTGAAATGTTAAGAGATTTTTTTGGAATACCATTGAAATCAGTTTGGGAATTAAACGTTATTGAGGCTTTGAACGGACTTGCTTATTTAAAAGATAAATCTATAAATGAAAAATCAGAAATAGATAAAATTAATAAAAAGAATGGCAGATAGATTAACAAGCGCAAATAGTAGATGGCTGGGAACTCTTGGAGAATCTCGGTCAGTTCTTAATACTCAAACATTAACGTTAAACGCAGTAGAAGAAGTTTTAATTAAGTATGCTAAAAAGTTTGCTTCTTTAGCTGCTGAAAATATAAGAAATAATAAACTTGGTGGGGATAGCAATGCAAGTGGAGAACTTGAATCAAGTATAAAGATAACACCTGTAAAATTTATGGGTAAATCATATACAATAGAAGTTAACATGCTTGAGTATTGGAAATATGTAAACTATGGTACTCGTGGTACTGAAAATGGTTTACCGAATAGAAAAATGCCACCAATTAAAAGCATAATAAAATGGATCAAAGATAAGCAAATTTCATTGACTGATAATGATTATAAAAAGAGTGGTAAAATAAAACAAAACAAAACAAACATACTACAAACAACTGCTTATAAGATTGCTAATAAAATTAAAAGATATGGAACAGAAGGTACTTTTTTTGTTACCTATGCAGTAGATGAAATAAGAGATGATTTAATAAAAGACTTAAGGAAAGCAATTAAGAAAGATTTTAAAAATTTAATGAAGAGCTAATAATGGCAATAACTTACATAGAAACTCCACAACTTTGGAGTCCGGTTAATAACGATTTGATTTACTATGTATCAACCAATACTGGTGGATTGACTAATCTTTATTTAAGCGTATATACTACCGATGGTGCAACCGAGAATTTAGTTGCAAAGACCAAACTTTCATTAGATGCTAATAGTAGAGCATGGTGTAATATTAGACCATTCTTGCAATCGTTTACAAAGAACAATCAATTAGATTTTACAAGT